GTCTCTGACCGTTGCCTGCACAATTGCTAAAGCAATCGTACTTCATCCTTAGTTGGACTCGCGTTCACTGAGGGGTTGTATTCCCCAAAGCTCTAATTGTGGTAGCTCTCTCGGTTGTTCACCGAGGTGCCCGCATAAGGGTGCCAAACAGGTGTTAAATCGGTCGCAAGATCGAACATCATGTTTGTCTTCCCTTAAGAAGGAAACTTTTAGCTTATTAAGCTTTCTGCGGCTCCTCTATACCCTTAGGTTGAGGAAAACCGAAGTTTAATATTTTAGGTTGTACCTTGGAGAACCAAGTCACCTCATCGACTCTTCTAGTTGATTTATCGGAAACTAAGTTGGTGGTAGGAGGGTTCAAATCCCTCTCGGCGAAAGCCGGGTCTTCGGACCACATGGATTCCTAATACCTTCGAACTGAAGATGATTTAACTATTAGACTAGATCTGTTTGATTTAGCTAATTCAAAAACCACTCACAATTGTCTGGATGGAGTAATCCTGATCGAAAGATTCGACGCGCCACCTTAGTTGTTGGCAAACACTTGTCCTTCCTATCTCGAAAGAGATTGGAGGGGTGAAAGGTCCAGATGATCCAATAAACAACGACACTATCTATGAAAAACACAACAAAAAGTGCTTATCTTAAACAGATGTCTGCGTTTAGAGTGACGTTTAAAAATATTAATGAAATGGCCTCTGTAAAACGAGGGCAGTACTTAGCTCGGTTATTAATAAATTTAATACCGGTCCTAGGACTGCATACCACTAGTGCGAAAGTAAGGTCAATTTATTCTTTTTTAGCAAAACTGTACCAATTGTTCCGTAACAACGGGGCCAAAGGTGCTTGTCTTACACTGAAAGTGTATGCCGTGATTCTCCAACAGAGTATTGGAGGTCACGTTGTTCGAGATTTAACGGGACTTAAGTTCCGTGTGTCTCGGACTCGAGCGGGATTACCTAGAATTATTCCCCGGGTTCATCGAGAGATGATCCGGAAGGGTGACTTTAGGATGATCCGTTTCTACTTGACGATTTTTAACCTTTATCGCGTGATTGATTTCACGGGTGACATGCGGTTTGCTTCTTTGGTGAAAACCATAGTTGCGCCTGCAGTCATTACACAAGGGCTTTTGTCCTTGAAGGGTGAAATGTTAAAATTTGTACCTGTCTTTTTTAGACGGTTGCAACCGTTAATTGGATTAAACGCAAAGAGTCTACGGATGGAACTGCTGGATTCATACCAGACAGCCACGGCGTTCCCTCTTTTGAAATCGTCTCCATTCACAATGCCTCTATCTCGGTTTTCGGAACTGAGTCGCGAGGAGGCGGAAGAAGCAATGGTTACTCAACCAGTTGTTTCTTCTCACCCTCTTGCTGCGCATGAGGCAGCCAATGCACTTCACAACAATAGTGATTTACATGATTCTGCTCATTACTTCCTTGGCCTCCTTCAAGATCATTCGATCTTAAGGAAGGCTTGGTTGCATGCTACTCGTTATCCCCTTAAACCCGGGATGGGTGTGCAATCGGGAGCTGGGTCCTCACAGGACCCCATTCTTGGACGTCTTGCCTTGAAAGAGGAAGCGGCCGGGAAGGTGCGAGTGTTCGCAATGGTCGATTGTTGGACGCAATGGTTGTTGAAACCTTTGCATGTCACGATTTTCGATCATATACTTCCAGGAATCCCACAGGACGGAACCCGGGACCAAATGGCCCCTGTTTATTCTTTAATCAGAAGGGAACCGACTAGTTTATTTAGTCTCGATCTTAGCGCTGCTACGGATCGTCTACCTATATGGCTGCAAATTGCCGTTTTAGGTGGTTTTACGGGTCAGATCTTTGCTCAATCTTGGGCAGAGTTCCTTGTTAACAGAGATTATTCACTGGTAACGATGACACCGAAAAACCGAGTAAATGGGAAACCCAAACCGATTACTCACAGAGTGCGTTACTCTGTGGGACAACCGATGGGTGCTTTGAGCTCTTGGGCTATGTTAGCATTGACTCACCACTTTGTGGTTCAGTTTGCTGCCTACCGTGTAGGCCACAGATCATGGTTCCAAGACTACGCTGTTCTCGGTGACGATTTAGTCATCGGAAACGCACGCGTGGCGAACATGTATCTCAGTGTAATGCGAACCTTGGGGGTTGGGATCGGTCTTCACAAGAGCCTGATCTCAGCCTCGGGTTCCGCATTGGAATTCGCGAAGAGAACTATCTATCTTGGCCAGGATGTTAGTCCTGTTACCTTGACAGAGTTCAAATCGGCCTTTGCTGGACCCGCTAACGCCGTTGAGTTTATTAAGAAATATAACTTGACCCTTGCTGTCTTTGTTAAGGCGGCGGGGTATGGTTATAGAGTCCTTGGGACACTTAATAAACCACTGGGCTTATTAAATGGAAAAATACGTTTAATAATCTTAGCCTTGAACGTTCCTCTTACTGTAGAGGACGTGGAGGCCTTCTTCAAGCTTGGTACGCCTAAATCAGGTCGTGCCATGTTTGAAACCCTCGCTGTTATTGACGCGATGGTGGATAAAGAATATAAATTGC